TTAGGCCTGACCGAGGAACTGCTTCAGCGAAATTCTGAATTTAATGTGTACCTTGTAACCGCTTGAAATGTCAATCCGCTCAATTAGCCTGGCGACAATCACGTGCTTTGTGCTGATGTCAGCTGCTTCATAACAATCAGCCCAAGAGAGCAGCTCATCGACTTCGGCTTTTGTTTCCCTGGCAGTTTCCTGCTCAGCTTCAAGCTTGGCCTTTGCATCATTCATTGCTTTCTGCGCTGATTCAAGTTTTCCACGATGCTTAAGCAGCATCTGATTGGCGATGCTCAGATCAAGCTGACTTTCTCCGGTCAGAGCTTTGACGACCTCCTCTTCCAGTGCTGTAACCTGTTTTTGCGCGTTTTCAAAATCTTTTTCTGCCTGCTTGTAGGCGATCTTGTAGGTTTCCTCGTTCCTGGCGCTTGCAAGCTGCATCAGTCGTTCTTGAGGAATTGACTGGATTCGGGAAAGGAAAAGCTTCACCTGAGTTTCGACGGCTTCATTCAGAACATTTGCTTTGTAAGCAGTCTGTCCACTGCAGGTTTTTCTGGATGAAATCTTGCGGTAGCAGCGGTAAACCTCGTAGTCATAAACAGCATCTGAACCATCCGCTTTTTTCCGTACCTCGTGATGGTGATTGTAGCAAAGTCGGCAACCGCAGTGTTCGCAGTAAATGATCCCCGTTAGCAGGCTGCGAGTGTCTGTACGGATTGGCGTCAAGGATTCAGAACCGTAATTCCTGGTCGAACGTCCCTTCACGGTCTGAATGCATTTCGCGTACAGATCTTCATCAATGATTTTCAAATGATCAAAAGGCTCAGACTGAACACCCTGCATGTGGTAGATGCCGATGTAAATAGGATTTTCTATCAGCGACCGGATCGTCGTCCCCCGCCAGAGGGTTGTCCCTCTCTTAGTTTTGATGCCCCGGTCGTTCAAGAGCTGTGCAACCCGGTTTGTCCCATAACCGTGATTGGTCAGCAGTTCGAAGATCTCCCTGACGATGATTGCTTCATCCTCGTCAATCACGAGATCCCGTACCTGCTGATTCTTCTTATTGGTACGCCCCTGATGCTCAAGCTTGTAGCCGAATGGAATGTGGCCACCCCGGTATTGTCCTTCCTGCACCATCTGCGCATGCTTTGTCTTTACGCGGATGGCCGTTTTTTCGCTCTCACCGGACGCCTGCCAGAACCGGATGTAGTTCAGCAGCTTATCGACATGGTTGTCAAAGCGCTGTTCACCTTCACGGGCACTCCAGACCTCGATACCCTGCTGAACAAACCACTGGACGACAAAAGGTGTCTCGTCATCGCGTCTGCCAAGGCGGTCGAACATGAAAACCAGGAGCACATCAAACTGATGCGTCACAGCCCGCTTCTTGATTTCCACGATGGCATCGCGGGCGTTGGTGCTGACTTTGTAACCAGAAACGCCTTTTTCGGAAATCTCATCAACGATCTCCCAGTCGGGATGGGTTGCTGCATATTCGCGGCACGCCAGCTTCTGCATCGGGATGTCATCGTGATCCACCTGACCAACAGTGGAAACACGGTAGAGGCAAATTACGCGTTTCAAAAAGGTCACCTCCCAACTGGACTGTGGGCCAGAATGCTGGCAAGATCTCTTAACGAGAATTCACTTTCATCCGCGAAGGACAGCGTCACATCACAAACTGGTTCTGTTTTTTCGGCCTTTGGGGCACGCGTAATTGCCTCATGATGAGGGGTAGGTTCTCTGCGTGGTTCTTCCATAATTACATCGCCAGAAGCAAGTCTGTGTCTTCTGCAATAGGATTTCACCGTTGAGAGAGAAATGCCGAGTGTATCCGCAACCCTCTTGTACCCGCTGCCTTTCATACGGAGAACCTCCATTTGCTTCTTTTGATCGTCTGTCAACCGAGCCATGTCATCACCTCCTGTAGTTTGCGCTCCTAAGCATTTCCAGCACGTCGGCAACAGCTGCTTCATCAGGTTCATCGGCGTAGGTTACCGTCACTTCGCAGATGGGCTGATCATCCGAAACGCCAGGTTTTACAAGGCTTTCAGGCTTAGTAGCAGTAGTACTATTACCTCTGCTTCCGACACTTATCAAGTCAATCTCCGGCGATGATTCAGCTATATTTTCGATTTGTGTGTCACTCGCGAGATCCCCAGCCTGCAGGTTGTTCCGACGGCAAAAAGTCTTAACGGTTCCCACAGGTATCCGAAGTTCTGACGCAATGGCGGTATAACCAAATCCCTGCTGGCGCAGCTTGGTAATCCGCTTCCGTTGGGTTTCTGTCATGGGTTTGCTCCAATCTGAAGGAGCCTATATCGTTCTTCTCCTTCAGAACCCACAGGACAAAAAAGACTGGTTTGGCAACCGGGACAATAAAAAAATGAGGCCCTGCCCGAAGGTAAACCCTCACGATTCTATTCGTGTCCTCATGTGCGGGCAGCGCACTGGCATACCTTCTGGGTTGGCCCCAGGAGCGCAAAGTTTCCAGACCGGAAGCCCATCATTCGGTGGCTTCCACCGATTCCGATCGGGATGGATTGGAAGAGGGAACTTCCCACCAACATTCATACGGTTTTGGAAAGCTGATCCCGTAGTCAAAACAAAAAACAAGCCCGCAGCCCGGCTCGTAAGAACCAGACTGCGGGCTTGCAGTGTGTGTGTTTATCCTTCAATCAAAATCTGTTTCTTTTCAGGAACCTTCGGGGCTTCCTTCTTAGGAATCATCAGGCTCAGTACACCATTCTCGAACTTGGCTTTTATGTCATCTTCAGTAATGCTCTCACCCACATAGAAGCTGCGCTGCATGGTGCCGACGTAACGCTCCTGACGAAGCATCTTACCCTTGTTCTCCTTGTTCAAACTCTTCTCGGTGGAGATGGTCAGGTAACCGTTGTTCAGATCCAGTTTGATTTCATCCTTGTTGAAGCCAGGCAGATCCACATCCACCTCATAGCCTTCATCGGTTTCCTTCACATCAGTTTTCATCAGGCGGCTGGCATTCTTGCCGTAGAGCACATGCTCCGGACGCCCAAACCCACGGAAGAAGTCACGGTCAAAGTCATCAAAGACGTCAAACAGGTTTTCACCAAACACGGTAGGAAGATAAGTACTCATAATGCAAACCTCCAATTCATTGGCCTTGTACGCTTGGTTCATTGCCACGCTTGCAGGGTCGCATTCATTCCATCTTGTTCGGGCTCTCTCTCGATCCCCTTCCCTTGATGGTGCCTATATTATATATCTAAGGTCAAAGAAAGTCAATAATTTGGAAAAGGTTTTTCTACATATTTTTCTCGTTTTCTGTGAATTTCACATTGAATTGACTCTGTTTTGAATTATTTCTGTGGATTTCATTGAAATACTTCGTTTTTCTTGCAAAGAACACCACCGAAATAGGGGGAACCCACTAGAAAAGCAGGTTCCCCAGGCATTTATTCAGTTGTGATCTCGCTGTACTCCCCGGAAACCCAGCCGACCTGGCTTCCGATTTTCACGGCCTGCCAGCCGTTGAAGGCACTGGCCACGTACTCCAGCGTTGTGCCCGGTGCGACGGCGGTGATGCGGCTATAGCTGGTGCCGTTGCCCGTGCGGATGTTCACCTTGCCGCCGGAGGATTTGATGAGCACCCGGATAGTGGTCTGCCCGGCGACGGGCTGTTCCTGCTCCGGTTCAGGCTGTGTTTCCGTCATGGCCTGATGCCCGGCATCGTCCTCCGCCACAGCGGCCATCAGAGCAGAGTGGGTCTGATCACCATACTTGCCATCCTGCTTGACTCCGGCTTTCTTCTGGAATGCCTTCACGGCGGCTTCTGTCTTGCTGCCAAACTGGCCGTCCACTTCAAGGGTGGCACCCAGCTGGTTCAGCAGTTCCTGCAGGGCTTTGACGTCCGATCCGGAACAGCCGTTCTTCAGCAGCCTGCTGCCCAGGGTGTACACGGTGACAGTCTCCACAGCGATTTGTGCGCCGCTGGTATCGCCATAATCGATAAACGGCAGCTTGTACCAGTGTGTCCAGGGGCGCTTTTTCACCTGCGTCTTTACGCAGCCCCAGTTGAAGCCCTGCCACTCCACGGCATAACCATTGCCGATATAGTACCCAGCATGACCGTCCTTGTACAGTGCCAGACCAGGGATCTCCGGCAGGGTGTCGATGGTGCCCCAGTCCATGCCTTTCTTTTTTGCCCAGGAGAACATGCTGTTCGCGCCTTTGTCCGGGCACCCGTTGGAGCCATATTTGCTGGTGATGGCTTTATCCGTCCCGATGGCTTCCAGTACACCCTGACCTCCGTTTGTCCAGGCATAGCCCTTGCAGCCGCCAATGCAGTCGGACACAACAGCCTTATTGGCAATGTCCTGCTTGTAACGGGACATGCGGCTGGACGCATAAGAGGACGGATACTGGTTGCTCTTACGGGACAGCAGACTATTTGTGGCTTTGTAGACGCAGGTGCCGTACCAGTAAGGCTGACCGACCATCTTCTGACACCAGTCGGCAAAGTGCTCATTGGTGAAGGGCGTATTGATTCTGTCCGCCATGATGATTCCTCCAATCATGAAAAGAGGGCGGCAGCTTATTCGCCGTCGCCCTGGTCGGTCGTATTGTCTTTGCCTTCCTTCTTGTCACGATCATGCAGCTGCTCCAGAACAGCCTTCAGCTTGTCCGGGATGGGCAGACCGATGTAGGCTGCGTTTTCCAGCAGGCTGAGTCCCTCGTTGGAGAGGTAGAAGGCAATCACCGCGCCTCGCAGCGCACTGCCGGAGCCGATCACATGCAGATCGACGATGTTCGCAATGCCTACCATGAACAGGATGAGCACCTTTTTGCAGACGCCCTTGAAGCCGACGGCGCTGGACAGCTTCTTGTCCACGATGGCGCACATCACGCCCGTGATGTAGTCCAGCGTCATAAAGATGAGCAGGGCGATCATCAGGCCGTCGATGCCTCCAAGGAAGTATCCGAGCCATCCCCCGATGGCTGTGATGGCGATCTGGATCTTCGCCCAGACCAGGTCGATAGAAAAGTTCCGCATAGTCGTTTCCTCCAATCATTTTGATATAGAAAAACCCGCCTCCGTATTGGAAGCGGGCTGATCCCGGGAATGATATCTGTTCATAGTCATACACCGAAAGCAAACCAGTCTACGTTACGGCTTGTGCTGAAGTTGCCGCCGACTACGATATAGCATCCGCTGGTCGTTTTGCTGTGCACCTTGATCGCACCGTTGTCGCCCGACCAGTTGCCCGACGTCGTAGAATAGGTCACCAGAACCACGGGAGTTGATGTGAAGCCCGCAGACGAGTAATCCACATAGGTAGCGCTGGAACCGTTGATGGACGTGGAGCCATAGGCGTACTTGAACGGCAGTCTCGCCGCCGGAAGTGTGCCTGTGGTGATATTTGCCGCGTTGTTTGTGCCAAGGTTGCTCCGGGCGTTTGCAGCGGTGGTGGCCCCTGTGCCGCCGTTGGCGACAGGCACACCGGAAACCATGCCGGAATGGAACACACGGTAGTTGCCCCAGGTGCCCGCGTCACAGACCCGCAGAAGCACAGCCCAGTCGAGACTGTTCTGATAAGCCTTCGTGCGGACTTCCAGCATCCGGCGGTTGTTGCCCGTGCTGTCCTCCCAGGCAGCGAAGGAGGACGCCCCAGCATAGCTGCCCTCAAAAACCGTTCGGTTGGTGGTATCGTTATAGGTTGGGAGCAGAAGCAGCGAGGGATAAAGATAGCCGGAAATGTTCAGGTTACCTGTCATCGTGTCTCCGGTTTTCTTTACCCCGCCGAGATTGGCAATGGCGCTCGCCGCCGATGTGGCTCCCGTACCGCCATAGGCAACCGCCAGCGCGGAACTCAGTTTCAGCGGCCAGCCGCAGTCGATGTACCCGGAGGTTTCTGCCACCTTCCCAATGCCGATTCCAGTGCCGTCCGCCATAAAGTCCAGAATGACACCCTTGGTGCCGATGCTGACCGCCTGTTCCACATAGTAGAAATAGTCGGTCAGCCGCACCTTCAGGTCATAGCTGTACAGCGCGTCAAAGGTCTGGGAAAGGAGCTTGTTTGTGGCGCTCAGCGTATAGCTGGTGATGGCCATCTGCTCCGCCGTCGTCCAGGCTGTGGCGGTCTTCAGCTTGTAGTACACCACGCAGGAAAGACCGTTCTTGTTGCTCAGCGCGGTGACCTTTCCGGCAAAGGAGTACCGGGCCTTCGTGCCGTCCAGCTGAGCAGCCGATCCATCACTGTTACAGCGTTCTGCGGAGAAGGCTGTGATGGAAGGCGGCGAATAGTCCAGCACGTTGAAGGTGGTCGTATAGGTTGCCGTCCGGCCACGGCTGTCCGTAACCGTGACCGTCATCGTCATATCCCCGGCGGCAGAGAGGCGCTTGCTGGCGGTAAAGGATGCCGCCGTATAGTTCACGCCATCCAGCGATGTGCGGTAGGAAGAGATCGTGCTGCTGTACACGCCCGCAGCCGTAATGGCGACGGACAATGTGCTCAGCCCCTTGACGAAGGCGGCGATCCTGGACACGACTGTGCTATTGGTGTCCTCCACCGTCACGGAGGCGATCGAAGGCACAACGGTTGACGGCACATTCAGCGTCACCGTACACGTTCGGGTACCCGTCAGTGTCCCGCCGTTATAGCTTTGACAGGTAATCGTACAGATGCCGCTGGTGGCGCTGGGGATCTGACTGGCCAGTGAGAGGGGTGGCGTCCAGCTGACAGAAGCGCCGACATTGCTCGCGATGATGCCGTTGGCGCTGCCAAAGCTGTAGAGCAAAGTGTGTGTCGTCGCGGTGCTCTGTCGGTTGGTGTAGATCGTCACGGCGCTGCCCAGGTTCACGGAGGAGGAAGATACGGTCGGCTGGGACACAGCTTCCTCATAGGTGATCGTGATGATCACGCTTGACCACTGAAGGTAGTTGTAGGAATACCCCTGGGACGACGCGCTGGGATACGGATTATAAATCGTAAAGCTGTTGTTGCCTGCGGCAATATATGCCGCCATGGCATTGAACAGCGACCCGGTGATGTAATAACTTGTGTAGTTCCCGTAGAAGGAACCATCGAAGGTGCCAAGCTCATCCCCGGTGTACTGCCAACCCGCAATGCCGGAGGCGATGCCATTCTGGTAGTTGGCTTTCCGCATGAAAACGGTCTTTGTGCTTCCCGCGCCATAACCTGCTTTTGAAGCATCGATATCCAGCCAGATGCTGGTGATCACCTTGTTGGCAAGGTTCATGCCGACGAAGCTGATTATGCCAACATTGTTGTAGCTGGAATCATAAAACTCCTGACTGGCATATCCGTTCTTGGCATTGGATGATGAATTGTAGTGCCTCGTGCACAGGGATGCGCTGTAGGATACTGTGGTTGCCATGGGATCACCTCTTAACCGTTATAGATCAGGGAGAGATTACCGTTGGTCTGTGGCTCGAAGGCAAAATGCCCGATGATGAGCTTGGACAGGATTTCTGCCTGTGTGACGTACAGCTTGTTGTTGCTCAGGTACGCCACCTCGGTGTCGTTCATATAGAAGGCCAGCCTGTCGTTCACGACACGGAAGGTGAACGGGTTTCCGGTCTTGCCGATGACCAGTCCGTTTTCATCAAAGGACATATAGGTGCGGAAGATGGCCAGTTCATCCTCGGTTGCTTCATGGGCGTTGGTCAGGTCTTCCTGCAACTGATTGATCCTCGTCACGGCCCAGGTGAAATTGCTTTCAGACTGCTGGGACAGAGTGCCGACCTGCGTCTTCACCTGCGACATGTCGCTGGCCAGGGCGTAGGTTGCCTGCACCTCCTGCCGGATGCTGTCCGCTTCCGTGCTGATCTGCGCCCGGACGGAGGAGAGCTTCAGTTCGAGGGAGGCCTCGCCATCCTCCGGCGCGGCAGTGTAATCTGTCGCCAGTGTCCCGCGTTCCAGCTTAATCCAGTGAACAGTGGTTGTGCCGGGATCGGCATCGCCTGTCGGCTCCCGATAGATGAGAATATCGCCATAGCTGGGATTATCCTCCGGCGATTTGCCGCTGGCATATTCCGCTGTGAATGTGGCTTTGACTGTCTGGATTCCGACATCATCCAGTGAAATGGTTGCAAGCACCTTGTCTCCGTCAGATGTGCGCACCGTGATCCTCGACAAATCCTCCATGGAAATGGACAGGGAAATAGTATATTTCTCGTCTTCCTCCATAGCTTCAGCCAGAGAGTATCGGGCGATGAGATCAGCGGTGCCTGTATTCTCAGAATCAGAGTTCAGCACATAGTTCCTGCCGCCGACTTCCATCCCGGCCATAGCCCGTTCCACACTGATGGCCACACTCTGATTGCTGGAAAGATCCAGGGACTGTCCAAAGTCCGCCGCCACATGAGATGTGGTCAGCGTCCCGGCCTTGATGTTGCTGCCTTCAATGGTGGCAGCAGCGATCTCGTTGCCCGTAATCGTACCGGCCAGGATTTCATTCGCGGTGATCGTATGCGCGGCCAGTTCGTTGGCGGTGATGCTGTGCGTCACAATCTTGTCCGCAGTAATCGTTCTTTGAGTCAGCACATATCCGTCAATGGTATCGACCTCCGCCGAAACAAGCTGGCCCATGTTGTTGATGGCGTAGATCAGGGACTGGTTGTTTCCCCGGATGATCAGGCGCTCCACGGAAAGTGTGCCCGCGTTGATCTTATTGGCGGTGAGCTCTACGATCTTTGCGTCCGTGATGCTGGCATCCGCGATCTGCGCGGTGCCCACAGCACCCTGGGCAATCAGGGCGGCGGTAATCGCGCCGAGAGCGATCTGGGCAGTGTCAACGGCGGCGTTTGCGATCTGAGCGTTGGTGATTGCCGCCTGCGCGATCTTGGCGGTCGTAACGGCCAGGTCTGCAATCTTTGCTCCGGTTACTGCCAGGTCGGCGATCTTCGCGGTGACAATTTCGCCATCGAGGATTTTGGCCCGCACAATGGCACCATCCTGAATGTTTGCCGTGCCAATGGCCGCGCCTCCAATCTTCGCATTGGTAATGGCGGCATCCGCGATCTTGGCAGTGTCAATCGCACCATTTTCGATCTTTGCGTTTTTGACAGCGCCGTCCACGATCTTTGCCGTGGTAATCGCCGCGTCATGGATGTTGGCGGTCTGGATTTCTCCCGCGCCGATCTTCGCGGAGGTGATCACGCCATCCTCAATCTGAGCTGCGCCGATGGCCGCTTCACCGATTTTGGTGCGGGTGATGGAAGCGTCGTCGATCTGGGCCGATCCGATAGCGCCCTGGGCAATCTTCGCCCGGACGATGGCGGCATCCTCGATCTGCGCCGTTCCGACAGCTGCTTCACCGATTTTGGCCTTGCTGATGGCTGCATCCTGGATGTGGGCCGTTTCAATCGCCGCCATCTGGATCTGCACGGAGCCGACCGAGCCGCTCTGCAGCTGTCCGGTGCCAACGGAGTTGATCGCCAGCTTGCTTCCGGTGATGATGCCGCTGGGAAGCTGACGAGCGCTGATCACGTTGCCTTCCACCGTATCTGCCACGGTGCCGAGCGTCATCTGGGTATATTTCTTCGTCAGGCAGTCATAGGTGTACTGCGTCATCCGCATGGACACCCAAACCCCGATGCGGGGAGCAATGACCCGGACGGCATCGCCCAGGTAGATATTTTGCAGGAAGCCGTATTCCCGATATTCTTCGGTGTCCGCGCAGTTGATAAAGTCCACGCTCAGCGTGACGGTCGGCGTATCGCATCCAGCGTCAAACTGAGCCTGTGCCTGGGAGCGCATCTCTACATAGCACTGTTCCTTGGTTTTCTTGTCGTCGCCGTCGGTCTTTTCCTTGGCTTCCGAAACGGCCAGATGAATCCATTTCGGATGGGTATAGCTGCCGATGAGCGGGCTGTCCAGGAAGAGCTCCGGCAGGTACAGCACATTGCCGTCGGCATCCTCGCCCGTGGGCATGATGCGGGTGACCACATCCGTCAGGTCAATGTCGTAGCTGATGCCCAGCAGGTTCTTGGCCTGCCGGATCTGCACGTTGCTGTCCTGACCGACACGCTTTACCACATACACGTCCCACCAGTCGCGGGTCAGTTCTCCGGTGTACTTTTCGACCACACCGCCTTCGCCCAGCAGGGCATCCACGGGATTGCAGTTCTCGAACTCCACATCCTCGGCCTGGCTGTCCAGGTCGGAATAGAAGGTGAAGTCGTGCTCCGACAGGCAGGAGGAAGAGATCGTCTGCACAACAGAAGCCCCCACCGCAGAGGATGAGGGCTTGTAGGATTTGATCATATTGTCGAGCAGGTCATAGAACACATGCCGGGCGTACACCGTGATCTTGTCGAGCTCCGGCACCACGCGGTAAATGCGGAAGGGCTGATCCCGAAGCTGCCGGGATTCCACCACGGAGGAGGTCGCTTCGGACGCGGAACCTTCCGTATGATCCAGTACCAGGTAGGTGGTGGACATGTATCCGTGCTTTCCATCCGGCGCGGTCACCTCATACCAGCTGCTGTTGGTCTTGGCAATGACCTGCACGAAGGAACCGTTCTTATAGGTCGCCAGCACCTTGTACTTGGTGCCCGGCCCGGAGCGAAGCCGCAGGGTGCCTTTCCGGGTCTCCGCGCCGGAGAAGTCCGTGTTGACCCGCCAGACCTCCGTCCGGTTGTCGTCCCCCGGCGCGGTGAAGTTGACGCGAGGCGTCATGGCGGCGGGTACCGGAGCGCGGAGGATGCAGCCCTCCACCAGCCGCTGCCATTTCCCGGCTTTATCAATGGGATGCACCAGCGTCAGTTCATATTCGCCGTTCAGCGTTTCCGTGACCTCCGCCGACAGCGGAGCCAGGGTGCCGTTGCCGTTGGTGGAGAAGTCGGTGCAGTCAGCCGGATAGAAGCAGATCATGGGGTATCACCTCCAGAATGGTAAAAAGAAAGCGCCGCATGATGCGACGCTGATGAATACTCAATCTTTGAACAAGTACAATTCTATGCTTAAACTGGTTTTATCAATCCGTTGTTCCAAAAAGCATCAAACGTGGTATCTGCACCGCAATGCTCTACGATTCTTCCATTTATGATTCTATCAATGTCGACTCCGAAGATTTCTATAACTTTATTTGTTGGGGTGATTCCGATGAATTCACCCTTATGTGTTCCAGTCATAATAAACTCTGAAACAATATATTCGCCGTCTTCATATTGGTGGATAATCTTCATCGTGTAATCCGGATATGTTTTTCTGATTGCAATAAGATGCTGCCGCATTCCTTCTATGCCAATAGGCGTAGAAGCATTGCCAGTTCTATGTGAACAATCTTCAGAAACATAGCACGGAAGTTCATCAAGCAGATTCCTTGAAACAACAACCTCATAAAAGTGCTTTATGATTTCTTTGTTATTCATGAGTTCCCTCCGCAACCTGGAATTCAGTAGTCAAAAGCCTCTGCATCAACATGAATTGTTGTAGTTAGTTTCTCACCCTTATATGGTCTTCTGATTTCGATCATATTCAGAACGGTGTAACCTTTTGAGGCGAGGAATCGAATCATGCCTTCGTTATTCGGATGGACAAAATTATAGACGGTATCTTCCCCCATAGAGGCAGCGATCTCTTCAGCTTTTCTGAAAAGCATAGTAGCGGCGCCTTTTCTTCGAAAATCTTTCCGTACATAGATATGTTCGACCCATAAGCAAGGCTCATCAACCCGACATACGATATAGCCCACCAGGGCTCCGTCATCTGCAACAGCATATACAGGAAAGCCGGAATTCAAAAACTCAATGATTTCTTCCTTCCCGGCTTCAATATTCGGCTGTGCAATAATGCCCTTATAGGACTTTAACTGAACCCGAAACGCAGCCACCAGTGGAGCAATCCTGTCCGCGTCTTTCAGAAGTATTTCGACTAATTCCATACTATCCTCACATATTTCGCCTCGAGAAATCCCGATTGATTGGCTTTATGGCCCGCAACCACTATACCATGGAGCAGAGCGTTTTGGAAGGCAAAATCCGTTATAAATACCGCCAATTCGGCCTGACAACCACCTTCGTCACCGTTCCTGTCCAGCTGATGGCATTCGCTCCGGGCTTCAGCACCGGGAACTCGCCGTTCATGTGGTCATTCATCAGGGTGTTGCCCTGATAGGCTTCCTGAAGCACGGAGTCGATAACGATGCTCCCTGAGATGCCTTCCAGTTCCACGATGGTCAAGCCCACCATGAGGGTAATATTCCCGGAGCCTGTGACTGTCAGAATCGGCTCGGAATACACGCTTCCCGGATTCGTGATGACCGTCCCGGATGTGGTGACCGTGATGTCAGCGGCGGCATCGGCATAGAAGAACGGATAGCAGCGGAAGTTGACCGCAAAGGTACAGTGGGGATTGCCCCGGAGCACTTTTTCAAAGGGGATCTGGTTGGCAATCCGCGCTCTATAGTAGCCGCCAGTCCGGTTGGCAAAGGTCACTGTACCGCTGCCCTTCAGCCAGGCAGCGATGGCCGGAATCTGCGCCGGATCAGAGATAAAGCAGGTTGCAGTCAGGATCATATCGTCGTAGACATCTTCGCCTTCCAGCTGCGTCAGGCTCCCCGGCCTGCCGGGCACATTGGTCTGGGTGCTCCGCTCCAGTGGAATGGTGATGGGTGGCTGCTCCGTCACGTGGATGCCGTAGGTGCGGCAGTCCACCCCATTCCAGAGAAAATAGTCCTGCATGAGAATTCCTCCAAATACGTCAAAAGGCCACCTTTTGACGGGTGGCCCTTTGGCGGTTGATTGTGATCAGTCGATTCTGCGGATGACGTCGATGCCGTGGATCGCCGCGAGGGTTGAGCCGTTCGACCAGGCGACGTGAATGCCGCCTGCGTCGTCCACGAACATGACCTCTCCGGTCAGTCCGGGAACCATGTCCTTGCGCGGTTCCTCAAGCATCTGGACAAGCTCCACGCGGCACCCGGTTGGATAATCCTCCCGGAGCTTTTTCAGCACCTCCGGCCTGATCTGCATCATGAATCCCATGGCGTTTCCTCCTTCCGTTGGGGTAGCAGTATTACTCACTCTGCCTGCCCTGAAAGTCAAGTTAAATCAGGCCATCCGGAGCCCGCGTCCACGCTGCTGGCGTTTGGTCAGAGTGGCAATCTCAATGGCAAGGGAGCGGATATCCTGCTCATCCCGCACATAGAAATTGTTGCCGGACAGGTTGACGGAGCTCGTCTGGTTGTAGGTCTTCCGGTTGTCGTTGTTTCCGAAGGCAATCGCGCCTTCCTTAGCTTCACCCGTCAGGAAGCGGGCGGCGTTGCGGATTGTCCGCGCCTGTACCCGGCTCTCCTGCAGGACGCCTTCTCCAAAGCCCTTCATGGTCATGGTGCCGATCTCATCCCGGAACACCCGCGAAGGAGAAGCAATCTTCAGTTCCTTCTTGGCGGCGTTCACGGCAGCGCGGGCAGCGGACTGCATGGCGCTGACCACACCGGAGCGCCCGGCGGTAATGCCTGCCTTCAGACCCGCCATAGCATTGGTGCCGATGGATTTCAGGCTGGTGGCAGTCAGACTGCGAGAAACGGCATTCTTTACATTGGCAGATACCGTTGTGCCAGAGCCACTCATGTCATAGGCCGTCAGAGCGCCAGCCAGCCCGGCCATGGCTCCTGTCCCGGACGGGGTAAGAGATTCAGCGGTCAAAGCGGCGGTGATGGCAGTCTCCAGATTAGTCGCCAGGGTCGCTGCATCCGTAGAAAAGTCGTAGCCGCCCATGCCTGCGCCGACGCCTGCCGCGACATATTCGCCAGCGGGCTTCATGCGTTCGGACGGGCTGTTGATGATCAGCGCGGAGTTGATGGCCGTCTCCAGATTGGTAGCCAGCGTCTCAGCGTCCGTATCCCATCCGGCGGCGGTCATGCCTTCTGCGATGCCTTCGGTCACGTTCTGGCCGACACCCACGGAATCCAAGTCCTGTACGAACTGCAGGATCTTCTTCAGGTTGTCGACATCCTCCTGGCCGACCTCCTGCCCGTTCTGGATGGCGGTAACGACCTCGGAAACATAGGTGGCCAGCTGGGCCACATTCTCCGGATCGAAGTCGTTGATCATGGACTGGTTCAGCGTCCGCATGATGCCTTCGTTGCCGCCGTAGATGAAGTTGTACCACTGATCCAGGTCTCCTTTGGCATTCTTGATCCGCTGTTCGGCAGCGTCAATATAATCCATCAGGGATTTGGGCATGATGCCCGTCAGGGCGGTGCCGATTGCGGTCATGCCAAGCTGATCCACTTCGGCGACCTGTTCCCGCATTTCTGCGATAGCTTCCGGTGCACCAGTGATTTCTGTGGTCAGCAGGATGTGCATGGTACCGTCCTTGTCCAGGATGGCCACATCCTCTGGCCGGAGCATATCGGAGGTGACAGCGGTGACAGGGATCTCTTCGCCGTCTTTCCAGTATTTCACCCCAGACTCGCCCAGCACACCGCTGGGATCTTCATACACTTCGGACAGCCGGACGACGCCCTCCACCTCGACCTTATTGTTCTTCAGCCAGCGGCGGTAAGCCAGCAGATCATAGCCGGACAGGCCCACCTGCATGTTCAGGGTGGGCTTCTTCACGCCTGCAGCTTCCTTGTATTCCGTGATGTAGGCGGTGAACTCCCGGAGGAGCTCGGACTTGTCACAGCCAGTCGCCTCGGCGAACTTGGTCACGATGCCTTCCACCTGGGCGGAGGTCAGCGCAGACACATCCACGTTTTCGGCTTCGGCGTATTTGGTGATCAGGCCAACGACATCAGAGGGCTTCAGGGCAGCGGTGGAAGCACCGCCAGTGACCTCCTCATAGGCCATGACGAAGGCCGTCACCGCTTCCGGCGTCAGCCCGGTGGTATCGACCTTGTTGTCCTCCAGGTATTTGAACACATAGGCCGTGATCTCGCTGGGCTTCAGCTGGGTGACATCGGTGCCGGATGCCAGTTCCTTGTAGGCGTTGACCATGGCGGTCACATTGGTGGGATTCAGCCCGGACACATCAGTGCCCGTGGTAGCTTCGGCATAGGTCTGCACATAGGCCACCAGTCCGGCAGGAGTCAGGGAGGATTTATCCGCGCCTTCCGGCTGCTCGGTGTACTTCGCCACAAAGGCATCCACCAACGGCTGCTGTTTGGTCGCGTTCTCCGCTTCCGTGTATCCCTGAATGACCGCATCCGTGGTGATCGCGCCGGGATTGCTGGCCCATTCATCCCAGCGGGCCTGCGCTCCGGTCATGTCCAGATCGGTGGTGATCTTCAGGACTTCCTCACCGACAGCCTCGCCGAACATCTCATTCAGGCTGGTCAGGTTGGTGTCCCACTTGTTCTGATTCAGATAGGTCTGGATCGCGGCCAGCTGCTCCAGCGCGGAGGAGAAGTCAATATCCGGGAACATGGCCTGCACCTCGGATTCCGACATTCCGCTGTCCAGCAGGGACTGGATCTGGGTCAGCAGCGCGACATATTCCGTCAACGCTCCCTCGTCCATACTGGAGGTCAGCTGGTTCAGTTGCGGCAGGAAGGATTTCTTCTCGGCATCGGTGGAAGCCGCGCTGTACTGCCGGAGCAGCTGCATCAGGTCGCCGACCTGGGTCTTGGCTTCCTGAATGTCGCTCTGCTGCCAGACAGGCATCACGACGTCAGCCATCAGCTGCGCATATTCCATGGCAGCGGCCCGGCGGTCGCTGTTGTACTTGGCGTTCAGGGTATCCAACGCCTGCTGACGCTCCGTGCTGTTCTCAATCAGCTGGATCAGGGCATATTCCTTGTCGTACTGCTCGTCCAGAGAAGTATTGACAGCGGACAGGCCCTCGGCGGCGGCAACCATGGCGTTTTCATACACAGTGGCGCTGACTTCCTGCCCACGGGCTTCCGCACGAGCCACTTCGGCTTCCACCTTGTTCCGGATGGTGTCGAAGCCGTCTGTGTCGGCGGCGGACAGGTGGTATTTGACCTCGATGGCCTCGCGGGTGTCGATGAGTTCCTGCAGGCGGACTTTATCGCGTTCCGACAGCTTCCTGTTCTGCTTCTTTTTCAGCAGCCGGGCGATCTCCTTATCCATGGAGTCAAGGGTGTCGATGTCGGCCTGCAGCTGTGCGGAAACGGAAGAATAGCCCGCCTGATCGGCGGTTTCCTTCAGGCTGGTGAGCTCCTCGCGGGTGCTGGCGGTCAGGCTCTTGAAGGAATCCGTCCATTCCGAAACGATCTCGTTGGTTTCCTTCTTGCCGTCCGACCAGACGTCCAGCAGGCCGTTCAGCCATTCGCGGCTGTTCCCGGTGGCCCGCTTGAAGTCGTCCTTGCTCATGCCGAAGAAGGACAAACCCTGGCTGCTGCCGTAGAAGGTTTCGGCAGCGGTTTCCTTCCAGGACTTGGCAGTCTTCGCCATGCCTTCCAGCGCTTCTCGGGCAGCTTTCGCGCCGGACGCGACGTCCACCAGCTTCACCGCACCGTAGACCAGCGCAGCGGCGAGAGCGACCATGGCAACCTTGGAGGAAGCCAGCACCTTCACAAAGCCGCCGATCCCACCGCCCGCCATGGAGACGGACGCGGAGAACTTACCGATGGCCGTGAAAGCTTTCCCCAGGGCTCCGGTAACAGTGCCGACAGCACCGACCACCTTGCCCAGCACCAGTACGACCGGGCCGACAGCAGCGGCAAACGCAGCCCATTTCACGATGGACTCCCGCTGGGTCTTGTCCAGTGAAAGGAACTTCTGCAGTAGCTCTCCGGCTTTGTCGATGATCTGCTGGATCGTCGGATTCAGGTCGTCGCCGATCTGCCGGGCGAACATGAGCGCCGTGTTCTTCAGGTTGGTCAGGCGGGATTTCGTGGTGGCATACCGCTTATTGGCTTCAGTGGTCAGGGCGGTATTCTTCGCCCATGCGGCATTGGCAGTGGCCTGCGTCTTATTAAAAAGCTCCGATGCGTTTGTCGCACGGAGCAGGGTGTCACGAAGCCGGATCTCAGCAATGCCGATATCGTCCAGGGTTTTGATGGCGCTGACGCCTTCCTCATCCATTTTGGACAGGCCAACGATAAATGCCTGGAAAGCGGAAGCGGCATCCCGCTCCCACAGATCCTTGAACTGGGATGCGCTCATCCCGGAGACGCGGGCGAAGTCCTCCAGCGCGTCACCGCCCGTCGCGGCGGCAACCTCCATCTTGATGAGGGCCTTACTGAAAGCGGAGCCGCCCATCTGGCTTTCGATGCCGACAGAGGACAAGGCGGCAGCAAAGCCCAGGATCTGCGCTTCCGAAAGTCCGACCTGCCTGCCCGCGCCAGCCAAACGCAGAGACATGCTCATGATCTCAGATTCGGTGGTGGCATAGTTGTTGCCCAGGTCAACGAGGGTGGAGCCGAGGTTCTGGAACTCGTTCTGGCTCATGCCCATGATATTGGCAAACCGGGCTGCTTCACTGGCGGCATCTGCAGCGACCATGTTCGTGCTGTTGCCCAGGTCGATCATGGTGCGGGTGAAATCGGCCAGGTGCTCGTTCTCAATACCCAGCTGTCCGGCGATGGACATGACCTCCGCGATATCCTCAGCAGAAGCGGCAACCTCCGTGCTCATCTGCTTGACAGAGTCGGACAGGCGGTCATATTCCTCTTCGGTGGCATCCACAGTCTTTCGAACGTTGGCAAAGGCGTATTCATAATCGACGGATGCCTTAATGGCGGCGGTGCCCAGTGCCGTGATGGGAGCCGTGACGTGGGTCGTGAGGGATTTTCCGGCCTTGGTCATGGCTTTGGAGATCGTCTCACATTTCTTGGAGATAGCAGTCAGGGATTCGCCTGCCTGTGTCCATGCGGACTGCATCCGGTACAGCTGTTCCGTCAGCCTGCGGATCTCCGCTTCCGTGTCCTTCACAGCAGCCTTGGCGTTGTTCAGGTCAGTGGTGGCCTTGCTGACAGCATCCGCGCTGTTCTGCATGGTTTTCTGCAGGGCCTTGACCTGACCCTCCAGCTTGGTGACCTCGGCGGTGGCATCCGCGTATTCTTCCTGGTACCGCTCCAGATTCTGCTTGGCGGCGATGGTGGCGGAGTCCGTTTCGCCCAGGGAATCACGGTAATTCTCATAGGCGTAGGTAGCTGCTTCCACCTCGAAGCGCAGGTCTTCCTGCCGGGCCTTTGCCTGCTCCAGCCGCTGGGTGTAGTCCTGATGCCGGTCGTAGTTTTCCTTCAGCTTATCGTTCGCTGCCACCAGAGCCCGACTGTACTGTTCCACGGCCCGCTGCTGTTGGGTAAGCTTCTGTCCCAGCATGGACAGCTTGGCTTCCGTGCCTGCGATGGTCTTTTCGTAGTTCTGTACACCAGCCCCGGCCAGACGGAAGGTGGACTCGGCTTCCTTGATCTGCGCGTTGATGGTGCGCATATTACGCGAGAAATTGCTGGAGTCCAGCGACAGCGCGACCACCAGTTCGCGCAGGGTTTCAGCCATAAAAGTTCACCTCTCTTTGATTGCAGGAGATTCAGGGATAATGGTAGAATACTGGTTGGGAGCTTCGGCTCGATAATCGGGATTTGTGGGGATGATCACGTGAAAATAGAAAAGGACGAAATAACAATCCGGGATTTTACTGAAACGGATCTTTCGCTCATGTTTCAATGGTTGACAGATCAGAGAGTGCTTGAATACTACGAAGGCCGCGATGTCAAATTTACGATGGATACCTTGTCTGCACATTTTTTGGAAGCAATTCCCGATGGGTTCAGAATGATCATCGAGTATCAGAAATCCCCCATCGGGTATGCGCAGGCATATCAATTGAGCGGAGAATTGTTCGATGAATATGACTATCCTGACGATGGACATATTGTGTATGCCATGGATCAGTTTATCGGTGAGCCGAAATATTGGAGCAAGGGAATAGGTTCATCTTTTTTGAAAATGATGGTTTCTCATCTGAAAGAAAACATGGCAGCTCAGCGAGTTCTTCTTGATCCGCACCAGGATAATAAAAGAGCTATTAGGGCATACGAGAAAGCCGGGTTTAAAATCATTAAACCACTTCCGAAACATGAGCTGTTTGAGGGAGAAAAAGTGGATTGCTGGCTGATGGAATTAGCACTGTAAATTCCAGTTTTTCGGTCTGCATCATCCCGGTTTCACGCCCGGCCAGACTTCGTCAATGAAGCGCTGCCGGGGCTTTTTCTTTTCCTGCTCCCGTGTGGCGTCCCATGCCCGCAGACGCAGGAAGCCCAGCATGTCCATTTCGTCGATTTCCTTCATCCGCCAGCCGTTCTTCATCAGTTCGTTGTAGGTGGCATAGATGTATTCCGGCAGGGTCAGGCTTCCTGCGGGATCGTCACTTCCGGATTCTCCGCCTCCGCCAGAATCTGCTCCGCTTCCTGCACCGCCGGAATCGTAGGGAAAGTGTCCAGCACCTCCGTGGTCTGGGTCTGGGTGGCCATCAGCGCCAGCGCGATGTCATGCATCAGGCGGTCAGCGGGATAGTTGTCGTAGACCTCATCCGGGGTGAACTGGTTGTTGAACAGGATGCAGAACCACTTCACCATCGTGTCCAGGGCATCGGTCACGGTCAGCTGCTCCTGGGAGACATCCTTGCCCTCAGTCGCGTCCTGGGACAGGCGTACCAGCCTGCCGTACATTTTGGAAGCGGGCTCCATTTCGCGCAGGGCTCTCCCGGAAACGAAGTCCACAGTGTATTTCTTTTCACCAAGCGTACAGGTGATCATTTTCATACCTCCAAAACTCAGAAAATAGCTGCCGCACAGCGTCATGACCGTGCGGCAGCAGGGGTTAGGCTCACGGGGTGGGCGTGATCACGGGCGTATACACGGACTGCAGGAAGGTTTCACCCTTCTCAGCCGTGAAGCCGTTCTCGCCCTCATCGGCGACCGCCTGATAGCGCCCGTCGTTGGTGCGCTTGATGGCAGTCCATTCCACGTCGCCCGTCTGGCGGGTGATGGTGGTGCCTTCCTTGGTGGCGTAGTTCTCGGTCAGGGGCTTGGCCCTCACCTTGTACAGCCACACATAGCGGAACTTGTGGTTGGACTTTTCGCTCTTGAAACCCACGGCGAAGTACGGAGGCTTGTCCGTGGAAGAGCGGATCAGGACACCGTTGTCATCGATCTGGTTGCCGAAGATCTTCTCCTGGATGGCCAGCGGAATGTCCGCCATCTTCGTGGTGAAAGTGAGCTCCGGATCGGGATACAGCACATCGAATTCGATGTCGTCGGCGTACTGGATGTCCGGGTCGGCGTTCTCAGGGGTGATGCTGGCTTCAATCGCGCCAGCCACCAGCTGCAGATCGCCATAGGTCAGGGTTTCCTCGGTGTCGACCGTCAGCGGGGCGATCACCATGTTCTTCAGGCCGACCGTAGAAGAAACAGTCGGAGAAGCCGCAGGAGTATTAGCCATAATGATTTACCTCCAATTCATCGGTTCTTGAGCTCGTCCCGCAGGACGCGCTTGATTTCGGAAAAGGCCTCATCGGCCCGGGTGTCAAAGGCAGGCCGCACAAAAGGATGCGCGGGGGCTGGAGCAGGCCCGCCGTGCCCAAACTCCACAGGGTTGGCGTAATATGCGCCGTTCTCGGAGTGATGGACACCGATGGTGATCTGCTTGCCGCCTCCGCGCTTCTGTTTGACCTTGCCCGTATGGATGGACGAGTGCAGGGCATCCGTGATGATCTTCGGGTCGGTGCTGGCATTGTGGAGCATCTGTTCCTCGATGGGCACAGCGCCTGCCTTCAGGGCACGGTTCACGCCCGGCCCCTGATCCAGCGAATATGCCATGTTGACCATGTCGTTCTGGAGATCATCAAAACCCCTCAGTTCAATTGCCATAGTCCACGTCCTCCCTCCAGCACCATGTCCACTGCACCGTGTACTGCCGGGTGGCCGTGTCGTAGGCGGGCTGATTGTAGCCCTTGTCGGATTCCTCCACCATGAAGAAGCCATAGGCGTACATTGCTTGCCGGATCGTATCCGCCATGTCGGTCGGATCGATGTCGCTCCACAGGTTCAGGTACACATAGGTGCGCAGGCTGGTCACATGATCGTCATGATGGCTGGCTTCCGTGGTGGTCGTGGAATAGACGCAGTACTGCACGGGCGGATTCTGGTTGGGCGAAGTGGCCCGCCAGACGCCTGTGTAAACCGGGATGCCGATATCCTTGAGCGCCGCGTTGACCTGCTTCATCCGCTCACCCCCTTGGCAATAGAAGCCTTCAGTCCCAGATAGGTGCGCTTGAAGCTGTACTCGCCCAGAGTGGAGATGTTCCATTTATCTCCCTGAAAGCGCACCCACATGCCGGGCTTGATGTCCTCCCGGTACCGGATGGTGAAGTTGATGACAGCCTCGGTGTTCATGACGTCCGCGCTGCGGTAGTGCTGGTTTCCGGCGTCCGTCACAGCGGCCCATACGCGGCATACCACCACATCCGTTGGTTCCGGATAGCCATTCTCATTGATCTGGTTCTCGGTGTATCCGATCTCGATCATGTGCCGCAGGTCTCCGGGATGCGGATCGCTTTCGAAGTTTTTGTAACCGCGCATGCAGCGTCACCTCCGTCAGAACATCTTTTCCGGATCGCGGTACGGATACAGCAGGCTGTCGAAGGCCATCCGGGTTGCCTTATAAGTGGTCATGTCCGGGATGTCCCGGTTTTCATAGTAGAAGCTGGTCATGAGGATGACCGCCAGACGGACAGGTTCAGGCACATCAGGGACGTTGCCTTCCTCATCAGGCTCCGGTTCAAACTGTACCCGGCAGTAATCCTCGGCGGCGGTCTGCGCCTGCTTGATCAGGCTTTCGATGTAGTCGTCCTCCTCATCGTGCTGGATGCGCAGATGGGTTTTGACCTCATCGACCGTGACGATCATCAGGAACCACCGCCCTCAGTTCCCTCGGCAGGCGTTTCAGGGTCAGTGGTTTCAGGCTCCGTCGCGGCAGGCGCGGTCGCGGACAGCACTCCGGCGGTGCGCAGCGCGGCCAGAAGGGCGTTGAAGTCATTCTTCAGGTTGGC